TACCCATCAACATATTCCTGCGTGGCGAATGGGACGATTTCCGTGCTTACCTACGCACATTCAGCAACAAAGATCTGGAAATCATACACGGTCCTGTGTGCAGTCTTAACGACATCAACCGCAGGAAAAGCAAGCGAAAATCCATCACCTTAGTCCGCAAGGTGGATTAGATTCATGTGCAAGGCCACCAGGGCCGCGTAACTCACACTGTGGCTTTTCTTGAATGTATATCCACGGCTGTCATCACCGTCCCACACTGATGCAAATACCTGATCCCAGGACTGGTTTTGTAGATGTGCCTTGCCCGGACGTATGATGCTGATGAATGCTGCCATCCTGGCGATGCTGTCGGGACGCATGGTGGCCAATAAACCAGTGTAGTTGCCCACGTGCACCAACTGGCTGGCCCAGGCAGGGTCCTGCCACAATCGCTGCCATGGCGGTGTACGATCCAGCATTTCTTGATAGTGTTCGGGACTCTGGATCAGTTTGTATACCGACATGTTCAAGAAGTCGATCTTGAAATAGCCGCGTTGTTCGGCAGTTTCGTAGTCCAAGGCCGCACAATCCAGCAGGGCATTCCTGGGTATGTCAGTGACGTACACGCCAGAGTTGTGTCTACGGATCACTCCATCCTGCTGCTGGCATGCCGGCACATGTGGGATCAACTTCAGTACATGTTCTCTGTCGGCTAGATCAATATCAACATCTGCTTTCATAATATATTTAATTTTTCTAGTCTAGGTATTAGAATCTGTTCAGCAAATGCTCGATGAGCATCAGATCCATAATGTCCAATTCTAGGCCTATCTAATAAATCCAACGGTTGGAACCCACTTTCGTGACACCAATCACAAAATCCAAACTGTTCAAGGTCAAAAAATCTATCATCCATTGTTAATTGCTGCTTAAAAAAATCTACCAGATATTCTGATTGCAATTGTTCAGCTTTTGGGCATTGAAAGATCAAAAAATCTACTTTCATAAGATCCAAGGTTGATTTTAGCATAACCAAGTCTGCAAGCAAATTGATTCTTTCTGCATATGGACTATAAAAAAAAGCTCGTCCCTGGCTGAATTTTTCGAAAAATATAGGTGATAATCCATGTGTATTTTGAGTGTCTATACTGCGTTCTGCCAATAAATTTTCTCGCCACGTAATCTGTGATGAAAACCGATGTGTAAGGAAATTTGATTCTGCCGAAATACCACTTATGTTGCATTCATCCACCCACAATTCCGATCTCAGTTCAAAACTCAGACCAATAAGTGCAATTATTTTTTGATCAGGATTATGTTTCCTTTGCAAAATTAAATCATGCAACGAGGATCGCACAATACGCCTATTACAACTTCCACTTATCGCATGATTGATAACAAATGCTTTACAATACTCTCCTACTACATGTGCATAGGTTTTACCGTGCAAGGTTGTATGATAATTTTCCGCACTGTAACTATCACCATTACAATATATCAAAGGAAAATCCATGTTACCAACCTGCCTTTCGCAAGAGATCTCGCACGTATTCTGTGTCTGCGGCATAGTCATGGAAACGCCGCTGCCAAAAATCCGCATCTATCCAGGGCCAGATCATGGCCACTTGATCGGCGTTGATACGTGCCAGGAAGGCTTGACCTGAATCCGAATTGTACAGGCACCAGGCAGTGATCCTGCCAGTGCTCACAGCATAGCATATCGCATTGTCATTGCCGTACCGCAGATAATCTCTATCGGGACAGCCTGTTTCTTCCGACCAGGTTATGGCAGTTTCCATGGCACGAGCCACAGCATCGCTGACATCTTCGCTACGCACATAGTCAGTGAGGTACTCTGTGTACACAGTGTCTCGGCACCAGTGATCGATTTTTTTGTTCTGCCGCACCACCCAATCAATGAATCTCGCTGTGTTCACAGCCCGTATGGCCACACAATATCTTCCAAATTTCACAAACGCACGATAGTAAGGCGATCTTGCGAAGTCATCAAAGGTCTTTAGTTTGGCCGAACCTTGCGTGATCTCATAAAATCGCAGATAGGCCTGCAAACCCAATCGCACTCCGGTTTCATCCTGTTCCTGGAATCGGCGTTTGGGTTCGCACACATGTACTGCTAGACTAGCTTCGCGTTGGAAGGTTTTTTCGCAATATTGGCAGGTATAGGTCACGGCAAGTGTTCAATGAGATAATCGCGAAAAAGATCAATGATGTTTTGGCTGTAAAAATGCTGCCAGTTATGATCGATCTCGCGGCGATATTGATACAGTAGATCTTGGCAGTGACCAAGATCCCAACTGCGTATATTATGCGCGATAAAACGAACTTTGTCATCCAGTTCCAGTTCAGGATCTATGCTCTCTGGTATCTCGAACCCCCATTTTTTGAGCGTGTGGATCGTTCCGGGACTGGCCAAGGTGGTAAAAAGACAATGGCTCCGGATGGGTTTCCAGATTTTTTCTGTCATGAATATCAGTGTGTCATCCAATGATGATTCGGTCACGATGTTTACACAGGCAGCGAATGCATTATGACCATTGGTATAGTCCACGCTGTTCTGGCTCTTGGATGACCATGCTTGGTTGATCACGCTGACTTTGGCAGATTCTGTTTCAAACGGTAGATCGTCCGTGAGTCTATGGTTCAAGTCATAATAACGTTCGAGATCCAGAGCGAAATTAGCATGCTCTATATCGCGCAGATGCACAGCCACCACATCTTGCTCTGCCCAGTGTGCTTTCGCATGCTGATACAAAAACAATCTGTGGAATCGAGCCACTCCACTGAGGAAGCTGAAACGGAAAGGTTTAAAAGCTGTTTGATTGTTGGCTTGCCACCGCTGATTGACCAAAAAATAAGGAAAATAAATCCATCGTGATTGTTTGCGGAAGAAATCACCCGCATCAGGACTAAGAACGAATACTTGATTGGGATCAGTCTGATCCAGTACATTTTGTATCTTTTGGCGTGTGTCTCCGTGCCAAGGATTGCTGGCATAGGTCAACAGTGTCATCTCGCTGCACTTGGCCACCAGTGCCTGCACAGGCAGAGTATTGATCTCGTGCTCTGAAATCATGCTATATCGATCGATTGGTATTCCTAACCATCGACACATGAGATTGATGTCAACCCACGGATTGTCAGTCATGTCATGGCCGTTCAAGTTTGAACGCCACTGTCACACGCAGATTGCGGCAATGCCTGGTGGGATCCAGACCAGCGTGTAGGATGGTAGAATCAAAAAACACCGCGGTATTGGGTGTAGGATATACACTTAACACTTGTTCTGTCGCAGGATCGGAAAACATGGTATGTCCTCCCCACTGCGGTTCCCAGCGACCATGACTGTAGTACAGCAGAGTAAAATACCGCCCGGGTTCTTCGCCTATCGCATCCTGATGCAGGTCTCCTGGCAGGCCGTGGGTCTGCCCATTGGCATACACACGATGCAATCGCCAGTCAATGCCAGTGTCTCGGCAGATCTTTTCAAACACGGTTTTAGTAAAAAATTCTTCATTGCTGAGATCTAGATACCAAAACTTGATGCCTTGATCGTCTTGCGTGAGACCATCAAACTTCCAACGATTGGATCTTTCAGTCAAAGTTACGGACTGTATCCACTGTGGTATCTCCAGGAAGTTGGGCAGGATCTCCACGTTCATGATGTCTGTCCCATGTTCTTCAAGTGCTCTTTGATCTCTTTTGCATCAGTGATAGCAGCCAGTGTTTCGATGTCAGACATTTTCATGGTGGGATACAGTTGCATCAAGGTCTTTTTCACTTCCGAGGAGCCCGATTCTTTTTTCTTGGGTGCGATCCACTGATGGCGATGTACGCCCATGCCCGGTGATACTGAAGTGGCCATGAGCCACTGCAATTTGGGATGGCGATTCACAGCATAAAAATGCTTGTTCAATCTCTCGTTGGTGGCCACCACGTAAAATTCCTGCAGTTCTCTTGACCCATGCACAGAGGAACCCCAGCGTATCATGAGATAGTTGGAGAACTTCTTGCGTTCCTCGTCGGTAAGACTGTCGTAGAAATCACGATCCTTTTCATCAAAGCATCGCATCTCATTCTGTATAGAAAGTTTATCCACGATTGCTGTTTATAACTGCGGCATGTACATCCAACTTGCTTTTGAGCCTGCGGATGTCTTTGGCAAGTTGCTGTATCTGCTGAGCTTGGTCCGCGATGATTTTTTCCAAGCGACGGATGTCTGCTGGATCAATCGTGGATCCTGCTTCCGATACTGCCATGGGTGGTGCACTTTTTTCGTATTGTTCCATGTTACCAGGCCTTGTTGTAGTCTACTATTTCGCAGTTGCGGCTCACATCCTTGACGAAATACACACAGTCTGGATCTGGCCCTTCGCCCACCGGCACAGCCAGCATCTGGCCATTTTTGAGTTTGGGAGCATACCAGGCCACTTCGTGATACACATCTATGATTTCAATGTCAGGAAAACTGGGGCGGAATGAGGTTAGCGGATTGAACTGGAATGCCTTGAATCCGCGATCGTTGATGGACGTCAGTGGCAGCATTTCGAGATCTCCCAAATCGGGTTCACCGATCAGGATCTGCCAATCTACAGGCATGCGTATGGTATCTTCACCAATACGCAAAACTAGAGCAGGTGCCGAGAAACTCTCTAGGAATATCAAGGGTATGTAATGATAGTCGGGATTTGCAGGATCTGAGTTGTCCAGGATGGCAAACCGCATGTCATCCACTTCTTCGGGCAAGGTATCAAGATCATAGGGTGTGTTGTCTAGGGTCAGTATTCTCATTGTGTAAGTGTACGCTTTTTTTATTGTAAGTCAACCTTAGAATGCCAATATTTCCAAGCACTCCTTGGCAAATCTCTGCTGCCATTCTGGATCATCTACGTGGAATCCAGGTGAGTCTACGAACTTGCCATATCTCGTGAAGTTCGTGGCTGTGCGACGATGCACAAAAGGTGCCAGCATGGATTTCAACCTCTCACGATTGGGATTGGTCATATCGCTGTACAAGAGATTTGGAGTCCAGGCAAATGGTATGGATAAGTGATCCAACATGGTCATGATACCTGATGCCATGGCATGACCCTTGATATCGCTCATACCACGATCGTTTTGTGTGCGCCACAATAGATCCAGTGTTTTCTGCTCTGCAGTCATGCCTCCAACCGCACCAGATGGAACCCATCGACCGCCAACATCTGCTTGTCGGAGATATTCGTTTCGATCCGCTGCGGTGAATCCTATTATGATACCATCTGGCTTGTGATCCAGTCCTTGTATGATCTGATCTAAGATCATTCCCATGGATGACCCATTGGTGCTGAGCACGATGGTTTCCACCGATCCCAACATCTCCGAGAAATGTTGGCCTGGATAACGCACATCCGGGTTCATGAAACTATCGCCTACGATGACAACCCGTTTCAACTCATCCAATCCAGTTTCTCCTGCGTGAACGGATATCGTGCTTCCTTGTAGAACTGTTTGCGTTTGGCGAGATGTCGCTTGGCGAACCGGCAGGTCGAAGTTATGTCCCAGATCTCCACATGATCTTTGTCTTCCGCTT